CTTTTGATATTCCAAAACAGAATCAAAAAAAGGTGTGGGAATGTCCTGCCATTTTTCAATATGGGAAAAGTCATCAAACTGCTGATCAAAATATTTGCAAGCAATAATAGTTGGGTCCAAGCACCTGAACTCGGTACTCTCGTAAGGATAAAATCGGCAATCGTACACTCCCTGATCGGGAAGCCACTCCTTACCCACAAAAACCCCGTTTTTAAAGCTCCAAACATGTCGGCGCTTCGTAATCTCTGGGAACTGGGCGTCAACACACTTGTTCATGTTATCAACAACATCTCTGTAGACATTACCACGACTCGTGAAGTTCTTCCACATAGCAAAGTCATCATCCTTTTGGGAGAGAGAATAGACAAACTGCTCAATAGTAAACTTGGGCTGCCATGCACGGGTCCGGTACCCCTCAATAGTTCTGATTTCCTCACAGCACTGTCCCTTGTATCGGCGATACCCAGCTTTGTAGGTCTGATCAAGGGAATACAGTAGACATTTTTGATAAGGAGTTGAGCTTTCAACCTCTTCTTCGTCCATAGTAGAAGGATCACCGGAAGTGCTAAACTGTGGAAGGGCTGTTGGATTATCCACACGCTCAAAAGAGGTGTAGTGACGACGAATGTTATCGTAGCCATCACTCAACTGCTTCAGGATGTTGTTGATTCTCCTCACAACCGTCATACCGTCGTCGTTGGGTTCTTTCTTATGAATTTTAAGATCTCTAGCGTGGTTCTTCAGGTTAATCAGGAAGGTTCTCTGTTTGTCACGAATACCCTTAATAGCCAGGATATCAATTTGACTTGGGTTGGGGTTTCCATGCTCGTCAAAATTTTCTGGGTGCACAAACTGGCGGTAACCCAACTCACGGGCATTCCTAAAGTCGTTCGTCTTTAGAGACCATGCCTGTTCAAATTTGTCAATAGTGGTATGTACCTGTTCTTCTTTCATTGACTGGATGTGCTCTTTCTGAAGTTCAATAAGGGCTTCATACTTATTTGGATCCTTATCAATGAAATGGGTATGCTCCATTCTAATTTATTACACTACGATTTTTCTTTCTAAGCCGATTTTGGGGGTTGCATCCGAGCAAGCATTTTAATTAAGATCTTATTTTGGGTCTCAAGTTGGTAACAGAGATTGACTAGCGCAGAGCAAACAGTATCCCCATCTGGGGTCGCGAGGAGGGAAGTCATGAGACCAGCGATATCCATGTTATCCTCGTCCTCATCATCGTTGATGTCATACTCATCGTCAGTGAGAACGATTTCCTCTTCATCATCTTCCTCGTCTGTAACAATTTCACCCTCCTCAATCTCTTCAATAGGTTCTTCCTCATCAGGACGTGACGACATTTTAACCTAGACTGAGAAAATTCGAAATCAAAAATGCCGCGTCTCCCGCGTGTTTGGGAGCTGAAATTTTTTTCTCTGCTTATAGTACAAAAACTCTCACAATGGCCGGTGGTCTTATGCAACTCGTGGCTTATGGTGCCCAGGATGTCTATCTGACTGGCAACCCTAAGGTAACTTTCTTCCAGGCGGTTTACAAGCGCCACACTAACTTCGCGATGGAGAACATCGAGCAGACTGTTAACGGTACCCCCGCTAACTCTGGTCGCGTCTCCGTCACCGTCGCGAGAAACGGAGATCTCGTTGGAGATATGTACGTTGAGCTCAAGTCGGCCGCGTCTAACACCCGCTCCGCCGATGGTGATGATGCCAACTGGGTGGCTGAGCGCGCGATCGCGTCTGCTGAATTATCGATTGGTGGTCAGCGTATTGACAAGACCTACCAGCGCTGGTGGCGTCTCTACTCCGAGCTCTACCTCGATGAGTCCAAGAAGGCTAACTGGGGTAAGATGACCACTGCCGTCACTGGCAACACTGTCTATTTGCCCCTAGTCTTTTTCTTTAACCGCAATCCTGGACTTTTCCTCCCACTAATTGCTCTGCAGTACCACGAGGTGCGTATTGATTTTGACCTTATGGACACTTTCAACACCTACCTCAACACCGACACCTTCAAGGTGTGGGCTAATTACGTTTACCTTGACACTGAGGAGCGTAGGCGATTTGCGCAGAAGGGTCATGAGTACCTCATTGAGCAGGTCCAGCACACTGGTTCGGACACTGTCACCGCGGGTACCACCTCCAACAAGCGCCTCTCCTACAACCATCCTATCAAGGAGCTTGTGTGGTGCTTCAACGACCCTGCGTCCGCGAACGTTGCCACCTCTCTCTGGAACTTCACCAAGTACCCAGGTGCCACCGAGATTGTCCTTGAGTCCAACGCCTTCGTTGAGCTCTCCGGCAACTGCTACGTCCCCACCACTTTCGCGGCGGGCGTTCCCCTTGTCGCGTGCGGCGAGGACGGCTCCGCGGCTGCCTTCACTGAGGAGCACGCCGGTCCCCTCACCGACTTCAAGCTCATCCTCAACGGTCAAGATCGCTTCAAGGCCCAGAAGGGTAAGTACTTCAACCAGGTCCAGGCCTACAACCACCACTCTGGTTGCCCATACCCAGGTGTGTACTCGTACTCCTTCGCGCTCAAGCCTGAGGAGCACCAGCCAACTGGCACCTGCAACTTCTCCCGCATTGACAACGCCCAGGTCGCGGTCACCATCCCCACCGGTGTTGCCTCCACCACCATGCACATGTTCGCGGTCAACTACAACGTCCTCCGCATCCAGTCGGGTATGGGTGGCCTCGCCTTCTCCAACTAAGCATTTAGTCTTAGTTTTTTAAAATAAATTAAATAAATCTTCATTTTTAAATCACATGGAAAATTGTCATTTAAAAACGAAATACTCATTTTATTAAATACAATATGCCCAACTACTCACGTGCCGAACTACTTACTACCCTGTCTATGATGTTGAACACCATACTGGACGACACAAACAAAGAACTTCATAGAACTATGGCACTGTCTATGTTTGAGGTTACCCTCAGATATTACAATCTTTTCACACAGGGAAGTAGTGATAAGAAATTCATTCAGGTGTGTTATGATAAGGCAAAAGAAGGTAAAAACGATCCCAGATTTACGAAGTATATTGCTAAATTTGAGGAACTTACTAGGCCACCACCCCTACGCCGTTCGGCAAGATTGCGATCGAAGAGAGCTATTTAAATCTGGTAAGGATCGTCCCTATAAACAGTGACGATTGGTGGATCATCATCATATCCATAGTAACGTATAGAAATTCCAAATTGATGCATCATGTCTCTATGGATATCTGAATTAATTTGTCTCTTCCAATTTTTTAAGGTTGTGTGAAAGAACTCTAGACCGTCATCGGAGAATACATTAATGCGCATGAATGGTGTACTACGTACCCGTGACATGTATTTGTCAACTGCTTCGGGTAATGGAAGAGCATTATAGTCAGATGATTTAATGATGTCAATCACGTAGTAACCATGTGCATCACATAATATATTACACTGCATCTCTGGAAAACCTTTTATATAAGCTTCAAAATCTTGGGAACTTGGAAGAGTTACATATATTGGTGTGTTTTCTGTTATACTTTCGTACTCTTCACCCAAACCTGGGTGCGTGTGGAAACCTAATTCTGAGTACCATATCTGTTCAATCTCTTTAGAATTAACCGAAGAACGACTCTTAGATGTGACATACGTCACTTTGGTATCCTCTATTTTACCTGCATATTCCCATTGTTTAACATAGGATAGATGACTCACTTCTTTCAATTTGTGGACAACTTTACGAGGTAGTTTGATTCTCTTTTTCCTGGACACAAATGTAGGAGGTTTAGAGAGTACAACCTTCATTACTATAAGAACGATGATTTTCAAGACACTCTTGGAAAGTCTATTGAAAACGGAAAAACCTATGTTAGGTAGATGGAACTTAAAATCATGCAACGAGATGGCTACTTCTATAAATTCTGTATATCAAAACAGAGATCACTGTGGTGATACTATTTGTAAAAAACCTAAAAAAGCTTCAGAATACCCATCAAAACAGACCCCTTCCTAAGCCACCTGTAAACATACCCATTATTGTGGTAAAAAGTGTAAAACTACTCGTCATAGAAGCCATTGGAGTGGTTGGAATACTACCCGCTGCTCTTACAGATGAAGAGCAGAGGCACAACAAGCAA